TGCCGGAGAACTGAATAGAGCCAGCCAGAACTCCGGGGCCATTGGTGATCAGGGGCAGAAGCGTGTCGCCGTCCGCCATAGGGGTCCACTGATAGATTTCCTTGCCATAATCCGGCGTGGAGAGTTGTTTTCCGCTGGTCTTAACAGGGCTTACAGTTGCCATTTCCTAGTTCCTTATGTTGCGCCAAGCGATTGTGAGCCGTGAAAGTTTGCCGCCTGATCCCAAGCTGTCGAAACCTCGGCATCGGTTGGCAAGGTGATGCCCGGCAGGTTCATTGCGCGGACCGACGCGACGAGTTGCAGCGCGACCGACAGGCGGTAGTAGGCGCTGTCCTCGATGACCGCTTTCATTCCGGCCCACGTTGCGATTTGCTGTGGGTTGGTCTTCGGCATGGCAGCAAGGGCCGCATTCGCCGCCTGATCAAAGCCGGTCACATAGAGGAAGAATTTCCACTGCACCTTGCTCAGGAGCGGCGGCTCAACCGGGGCCGGTTCCGGCACGGGTTCAAATGGCGCATTAGCACCAATAACCTGCGCGTCGGCATAGCGTGGGTCACCCTGAATAATGTGATACGGAAGTCCGTTGACGGTCGCGATGAACGTCCCATCAGGGCGGCGATATTGTACCGAGAGCGTCATGCGATCCTCCACGCAAAGGCAAGGCTGGCGATGCCAACAGTCCCTGGGACAATGGTTGCGCCGCCAGCACTAACCCCGGCGGCAACTGCCGTGCTGACGCCAGAAGTTGTGTTTTCGGATTTGTACCACCATGCCCATGTGCCGCCTGCTGGCAGGACCAATGCCGTACCGGTACCAATCCCAAGCGACACGAATTGACCAACGCCAGCCCCGGTCTGTGCGGTCGGCTGCGCCCCGAGCGTTGCGCGCGCTGCCACTGCATCAGCGGAGCCGATAAGCGTTTGCCCAAAGGCGGGGATACCCATCGCAGCAGTTTGAGCGCCCCATGCTGACCAAGTAGACGCCGCGTAGGTGCGGAGCCGATAGCCGGTTCCGGGAATGAACGCTTCCTGAATGGCAATCGAGCCGTTGCCCCGATACCGCAGCGTTGCTGTGTATGATCCTGCCTCAGCCCCGGTCGCAGCATTGGTAAAGGCTACAACGCCCTCGCCATTGGTCAGAATGTTCAGATCTGTTGCGGTACGGATTGCGTCTATGGTGACAGGGAGAAGAAACTCCTGGCCGTTCACGGTGCGACGGGAAACAGCAACCCCTAGAACAATGTCGTCCTCGGCTCCTGCCCCGGAGCGGACATGGCCGGTGGTCGGCTCGCTGGCGTAGCTGAGGCCAGCAGCAGCGAGGTTGCCATCTGCGGCAAGGATCGGGCCAACTACTGCATCGGTGCCGAATATGGCTGTGCGGTTCAGCGTCGTGTAAACCACCACGCCGTTCTTGTCCGTGACAGTGACCGAGCAATCTTGGTCAACGTACAGCATTGCAGGCGATCCGTTGTAGACCGCATAGCCGCCCATCGTGCGCACAGCCGCGCCAGAAGCCGTGCCGGTTGGGACGGTCATGGCTGCGTCAAAGAACGATGCTTTTGGCTTCGACCGCGCCTCTAGACCCGGATCGCCAATGTAGATGTAGCCCGCCTCAAGCGGCTTGCCATCGGCATCTGTGAAGATCGGGAACGGCGGAAGGACTGAATTGACGGCCATGACTATATTCCCGGATAGCGGAGAGGCGCGGCGGCGAGCGGTTGCGCACCAAATGCGATGGGTGATTTTACGGGCTGACCGGCGCTGAGAGGCACAAGCGGTGCCTGATTGCGCGGGCGGTTCATGGCGATTGAGGCATATACGTTCGCCGGATCGTCCTGCGGCGCGCGGTCAACCTTCGGAAACAGCCCTTCCTTGACGCCCTGCTCATAGAGCGCGGCATCTTCGGGGGTCATTTTTCCTGAACGGTAGGCCACAGCGAGCGGCGCGGCATTGCGGGCTTGAGGATCTGATGGAAGCGCACCATCCGGAAGCTGACCGCCAGCGAAAATCTGCGCCTCAGCGGCCCGGCGCTTTGCGTTCACCCCGTCATTATGAGAGCCAAGAGCCGCAATGGCTTGGGCCGTGCCCGTAACGTCCCCGGCGGCGACCTTTGCCGCCACGCTGTCAGGGAGTTCGCCATAATTGTAGGTAATCGAGATAAGAGCGGCCTGCTGAGGCTCAGAAAGCCGCGCCCATGCGTCCGGGCCGACCTTTGCAACGGCGCGCGGGGCAAATTCGGTCGCAACACGACGTTCAAGGTCGCGCTGCGCGTCCTCCGGGGAAACAGTCGTGTCTGGCGTAACCGGAACCACGCGGCCATCGGCAAGTGTCACTGTGTCAGAGCCATAGCCCGTGCGATAGGCGTTCACGTCCCAGTATGGCTTTGCGCTGAATCTCTCGAAGCGGCGGATGAGGTCAAAGGCGTTCATTTGCCGTACCTCTGATAGAGGCGGTCATAGGGACCGGCATTTGCGTTCGCCGTTGCGGCCTCAACGGCAGGGACCGTGTAACCAGCCTTTCCGAGCGCTGCGTCCAGCATCTTGAGGCTTGTCGTTTGTGCGGATTGGCTCTCAGCCCTTGCCACAGCCCTCAGAGCGCGCTGAACGCCCGTAGCTTCATAAATCCTGGCGGCGACACCAGCGGCCCCCATGATACCAACAGCGGCGGGCGCGCTGCCGCCCGTGAGGTGGCTGGCAAGAAGCGCTATACCTGTCGGGAGTACCGACATGCCGTTTTTCGGGCTGACGATAGCCTCTGAGGCATGGCGGGTCAGTTGCAGGGCGCGCGACAACCCGTTGACCGCCTCCAGATCATTCCCGCTGAAGAACGTGCGGATTTGCGGATCAAGACGCTGAAGCGATGAAATTAGCCTTTCGGGGCTGAGGTTTTCCAGAGTGCCGCCGGACTTGCCAAGGGCTTCTTGCAGAATTGCCGTGCGGGCGCGGGCCTGCCCTTCTGGCGTCAGGCTGCGATAGAGCCGCGCCATGTCGGACGGCTTCTGGCTGAACAGCATTGACTTGACGACTTCCGGAGTTGCCTCGCCCTTCTGCAAAACGCGCTTGAGTGCCGCGTCTTTCAATTCGTCCATCATTGCTGACAGTCGCGCGTTGGCGGACTTCCACTTCACGAAGTCCGTAGGCTCGCCCGTCGCCTTGATGAAGCTGCCCATATCTTCGCGGAGCGGCCCATAGATCGCTGATAGGGCTTTCTCACCAGCGCCACGCACAGATGCCAACTCTGGCGACTTGAACGCGTCCCCGATGATCGCGCGGTTTTGCTCAAGGCCCTTTAGGGTTTGCCCTGCCAGTCCGCCTTTCCAGCCCTCAAGTTTGGCAATGACAGGCTTCAACTCAGGCAGGTTCTGCGCCGTGAGCTTGGCAATCTGCTCATCAATCGCGGCAATGGCGTTCGGAGTTGGCACGGGCTGTGTCGAGAGACGGTCAATGACTTCCGTTTTCTGCGCCGTGTACTTCGTCAGATCAGTATTGCGCTTCTCAAGAACTGAAGCCGCAACGTCGTCAATCGCGGGGATGATTGCATCAGCGCCATATTCGCGTACGAGGTTCTGCGCTGCCTCGATGCGGGCTTGGCTCTGCGCCGCACGGGTTGCGCCAGTCCCAACAAAGGGGATGCTCTCCCCAACCTTCTGCACGTTCTTGCCGATGAAGGTGGCCGGCGGCTTCACATCTGTCCTGTAAACTGGAATATCCAGTTTCTTCGCCGCCGCCACGTCCTTGCCAAGCTGCGTTGAGGCCGCATCGAGCGTCACTCCCTTGGCGGTCGGAACCAGATCAGGAACAGCAAGAGTAGCCGTGGACATGGCATCGCCAAGCGTCACAGGCTCACCTGCGAGCGCGCGGCCCGGCGCCGTAACGCCCGCCTTGATGGTAGAACCGATGCCAGCCACAAGATGGCCTACAGACCCGGCAACATCTCCAGCCGTTACGTCAGACCATTTCTTTGTAATTGGGACGGAAACGGTCTTGGTACGAACGTACTTATGGCCCAGGCGCGTTTGCCAGACCGTCTCTCCGCTCTCGTCCTTACCGATCGGAATGTCTGTCTCGGGAGAGGCATCTGCGGGGTACTGCGTCCAGTCCTCCCAAGCGGTCCCCTTCGGCTTTTCGGGCATTGGCGGGCCGTAGTCAGGCGCAGGCTTAGAAGGGCTTGCATTTCCAGCGCCTTCGCCTAGCATCTTCTGGAGCGCGGCAAGCGCACCCTCTTTGGTGTCACCACTGACCTTGTATTTCTTTCCGTTCGGCGCAGTGATCGTAAATTCAGCCATCAGGGTGATTCCTCGATGGTGTAGCCGTCGATCACGACAGGCTTTGTCTGCGAACCTGAACCGTCGCCCTCGGTGGTGGGCTTTCCTGACGCCTCGCGAACGCCCTTGATAGCTGTTTTGCGGTTCTCAGCCTTTTGAGCGATGACTTCCTGGCTGTCTCCGGGCTGCGGGAAATACTGCTGGTCACCCTTGGCAAGTTCTTCCGCGCCGATGACCGCGCCACTTTCCTTGCGTAGCACAGCGTTCAGGAAGTCCAGTTTGGCCTGCATGAACATCTGATATTCAGGCGTCAGAAGGTAATTCCCGCCCGGTGCTTTCGATGCGAGGCTTGCAAAGAAGTCGGTTCCTTGCGTGTCCAGCTTCGCAAGCGTCTTGTCGGCAGTCTCCATCCGCGTGGCAAACAGGTTGGCGTTGGCCTGACTTTCCGTCATGGGCTTCCCGCCACCCGCAGGCCCGCCGATTTGCGTCGTGCTGCCATCCGGATTGGTGATCGTGATGCCGTTCGACGGCGGATTCATCGGCTTGAATTCGCCAGTCTTTGCATTGATCTGGCCGAATTGCGCGCCGTACTGGCCCGCTTCCTCTGGAGTAGCCACGCGCCAATCGGGGCCGCTGAGTTCCGCACCCAGATCCACTGGCTTCGGGCCACCATCCGCGCCGAGGTCAACGAGCTTGTCACCGACCACCTTGAAGCGGTCAGAATTGCCCTCACCGAACAACGCCTTGGCTGCGTCCTCATCCACGCCGTGCAGCAGCATGCCGATCTGCGTCAGGCCAGCAGACGGGTTTGCCTTGATGATGCCAGCCGTAGCCCGCGCCATGTCGGCATCCATCTTCTGACCGGCGTTTTCAGCGGCCGTCGCGTAATCCTCAAGCGCCTTAATGGCGATTTCTGGCTTGCCGGACTTGATGGCGGCACCTGCCCGGTAAAGGCCCGCAATATCGTTCTTCTTGCGTTCTTCGCTTTGCCCGTCCCAAACGGTTTTCAGTTGCGCGGCAAGATCGGGGTGGGCCAGAGAAATGCCCGCGAAGTCGGCAAACGTCGCTGTGCCGTCTGCAACCTTGGCACTGAGGCCCGCCAGATCGCCTTGCAGCTTCGCGGCCTGTGCCTGTTGGGCCTGTGCCGCAGCTTGATCTTGGGCAAATTGCGTCTGCTGATTGTCGAATGTTGCCTGTGCACGCTGGTCCTGATTGGTCGCAAGCTGCATGGCTTGTTCGTTGGCGCGCATGCCCTGTCCGAACGACAGACCTTGCTGCATTCGGTCAACCGGGCTTGGCACATTCAGGGTATAGTCAACTGGCGCGATCATCAGAAACCCCACCGCGAAAAGAGAGTTGCGCCCGCTGGCATGCCGCCGCTTGCGCCTGCGAATTGCCCAAGACCGCTGGACACGTCTCCGAGCATCCCCGAAAACGCCTTGGCCTTGGCGAGATACCCACCGGCCTGCGCTGCGCCACGGTCGCCAAGCGCGCCGATGACCTGCGAACCCGAGTTCTGCGCCGCCGTTCCGGTCATGCCAGCCGCGTTCTGGCCGTTTGCAGCGAGGCCCCCGAGGTTCGCCAGTTGCTTGTCGATGAGGGCTTGCAGCATGCCGGGACGGAACTGCGCGAGAGCGCCAGCCGTATCGCCGCCACGCAAGCCGCCAGTCGCCGCTGCGTTGGCGAGAAGCGCTTCCTCGCCCTGACCTACCAGCGCTTTGAATTGCGCGCCGTTGGCAAGGCCGTTGATAGCATTCTCCTGCGCTTGCTGCGCTGAGATGGGGTCAGTCCCGCCAGTGCGGTTGGCCTCAGCATAGGCTTGGGCCTCTGCCATCGTGTTGAAGATCTGGCCGTTGACTGAGTATTTCGGGCCAGCCGGTGTCTGGACGACCTGCGCACCGTTACCATCCCGGCCGCCGATAGATCGCGCATTCCCGCGCCCGATGTTCTGCGGGTCATTTGCGCCGGGGATTGTCGTGATTGTCGGCAGTGCGCCCTGCCCAGAACTGCCGCCAAGCCCCAAAAGATCGAGCATGCTGCTAAGGGCTGTGTTCCCGGCGCTCACATACGGCTTGAGCAGGCCCTGCACGAGGTCAAACTGACGCCGGGATTCCGCAATTTGGGCATCCGCCGCCTGCTGCTGTGCTTTAGACGCCTTGTTCGCAGCGCTGGATTGCGACATGCCGCTTATGAGAGATCCGCCGATGCCAACGATTGCCGGATTTGGCATTACGAAGCCCCCTCAATGACGGTGTTGGGGGCATGCATTTCGGCGGCATAGGAGAAGTACGTCTCACCATAGAGGCTCAGGATGAAGCGTGGGTCTTGGGCCAGACCGCAAAGCTGGCAGACCAGCAGAACGAGGTCGTAATAGCCCGCGCGCCACATGTAGGACCGCGCGTCCGCTTCGCCCTCATCTTCCGCAGAGTTGGCCGCTTGCCACTTGAGAACCTGCACCGCCAGAACGGGCATCAGATTTGCCATATTGGCGCGCCAGAAGGCATTTGCTGGCATCCTGACGAAGAGCGCCCAAGCCGCATTCTCTGCGCGCTCCCGGCCTATTTCATCGCCGTCGCAGGCGTCATCGAGAAGCTGGCAAACGTCCCAAACATCAATGAGCCAATCAACAGCCTCAGCCGGAAGGGCGATCAGGTTCAGGGTTGCTTGGATCGTTCCGGTATAGCGCATGTCATCCGCATTGGTTCGGGATGCCTGCTGGTGGCTATACGCAGCAGAGGTATCATACTACCCCAACAACGGCTTGTGAAGATATTTATCTGCGGTAGGAAACGGAAACCCGACCACCAGTGAAGGTGGCCGCTCCGGTCTGCCCAATGGTTATGCTGGACAGCGAGCCAGACAGGACTTTCGCACCACCAGCGCCATTCGCTGCCTGCGTCGTGCTTTTGCGCACGGAATGAGTGGCAATCCATGCATCTTCATCGGGGGAATATCGCCGCAGAACCATTGCCCCCCGGACGGGAAGCGATCCAGCCCCTACCCAAACAACAAATCCGGCATCACTATCGGCCGCGCCAACCCCTGCCCCGTCGATGAACGCCGAAGTCGAGTTGTATCCTGTTACTTCAACACCCGCGTCTGTACCAAGCTGCACCAGAAGGTTCGCAGTACCTGAAAGCGTGACGCCATCGAAAAGGATAGCAATTTCGCTGACCCATGATGGAATGCCGGTCAGAGAAACCGTGCTTCCCGATGGGGTAGGAACAAGCTGCTGCCCGCCTGACATTTGCGACACTAGATCGGTGAGGGTTTCAAAGAACCGAATGGCGCGTTGATCGCCGTCACAGATGCGGGTGAGCGTGTTGCGGTTGAGGCTCTCGAGGCTCATCGCGCAAGCATCTCCAGTTCGGCCTCTAGCCGGGCGAACGCAATATGGGCTCGGCTGTCACCGCTGAACCGCTGAATGCGCCAGTTGGTGAATGTGCCCTGCCGGTCCCAAACAAGCCGCTTCGCCAGTTCTCCCTTGCGCCCTGCCCGGATGTAGCGTGGCTGAGACCACCTCTCCCCATCGTTCGAATACTGGCTCGAAATGATCGGGTCATCGTCAATCGACACATCACCTGTCAGGGCGACAAGCTCAAGCTCGTGCACCTGAACGCCCTTGCCCGCATTGTAGACAATGGGTGTCGTGAATTCCCAAACCGACAGATCGCCGTAGTGCGAGCCAATGTCATCCGTGAGGTAGCCGATTTTCGTTCCAAACGGGTCGGCCACGTTCCAACGGTTGTAACACCAGACCATCCCGCGCGCCCGATACCCGCCCGGGGTTGCGCCGCTTTGCAGGACAAACCACACGGGTTGCTCCATGCTTGCGCTCGCCTCACCGTCATAGACCAGCGTCTTGTCGGGAAGGTGGATGTAGAGAAATTGGTGGCTTCGATCCGCTCTGGCTTCAAGAACCACGTCTGCCAGATCATCATCGGGATAGAGGCGCAGAACGTCATCAATCTCACGCGATGAAATCTTGCGGGCATCTCCGCCCCCGCCAAGCCACACGGCCGGAGGTTCATTGTCACCACCACCAAGGAATGCCAGCGCCTGCATGAATTCGCAGCAGGCCCGCGATCCGATGACACCCTTCATGATCTGCGCCCCGTCGATGCGCGCAAAGGGGAATTCCAATCCGGGGTTGGTTTTCAGCGCGAATACCTCGATGGTATAGCGGTTCAGCGCATAGGCTTCGTTCCGCAGCTTGATAAGGGACACGATGGGGTCAGGGCTGATTTCTGACGACCCATACCGCAGCGGGTTCACAGAAAACGGGTTGCCAATGTCGGTTGATACAATCGAGCTTCCGTCAGTCGATAGAAAATACCCGCTGATCCATTCGACATCAAGGGAGGTTCCCAGATCCACATCTGTGATTTGGGCAAGCACAGCGCCGTCGTACAGGTAGATATTCCCGCCGCCGTTAATCGCCAGATAGTCGAATGATTCCGTAAAACTGACCCAGTTCGTCCCGGCCACATTTCCGATAAAAGTGATCGTTCCATCCTGATCTACCCTGATGAAGCGGTTGCCCATGACGCGGTATTGTTTGTCGCGCCAGCGCGTTCCGCCACGGTTCGCCCCGCCACCATCGGCAACAGCCACAATGCCCTCGGCGGGCCTCAGATAGCCCTGCGAGATGCCCTGCACCTTCGGAACCGGGACAAGATTGACCGGATATGCGCTGCGGAAGTCCGCCCCGGATGCCGAGATACCGGAAAGGATCGGTATCGTTGCCATTTACCCGATCCGGAACCAGGCGTTCAGAGTTGCGTCGAAACGCAGATGGAAGAACGCATTCGCCGCAAGAGTTGTTGGGGCGCCAGTCACGGTCTTGCCGTTGCCGCTCACCGTCAAGGTGGTCACCGACTGAGTGCAGTTTACGATCACGTCCTGTTCATTGGCCGGGTTGAGCGGCAGAACAATCGTCCCTGCGGCATAACCCGCAACGGGCGTCAGGATCAGCCATGTATTCGGAACGGTGATGGTGACGCTGAAGCCAGTGGCGGACGGGGCCGCGTACTGCTGCGCCATGTTCGTCCCGGAGAATGTCAGGTTCGCTTGCAGCCATGCGAGAAGCGTCGAGAGCGGCGCGCGGCTGTCCTGCCCCATTTGCTGAGAATAAAGCGCAAGCTGATCGTCAGTTTGCAGTGCGGTTGCGGCGGTCAATGCGTTGATCATCAGCTATCACCCAGTTGAAGGTTGCCATCCCGGCCAAACGCCAGAGGGTCAATGGTTTCCGGCAGGTTGTGGTAGCGCGATCCGCTTCCGGCATAACCGCCGATCTTGCGCGGCCGAACGGCCAGCGAATTGGTCTGCAAGGTGTTCAGCCCTTGGCGGGCGAATGTCTTGGTCTCGGGGGAAACCGTCTTGCCCATCCCCGGCGCTAGGCGAAGCGCAAGGTTGGTGTAAAGCGCCTCATAGGCGAACTGCGGAACCTCAGTATCCGCATCAATATCGCCCTTACCATCACCCCCGGAATATCCGAAGTTCAAGCCCCAAGCCGATACCATTGCATCGAGGCTTTGAAGGGCATCCTGCATTTCTTCGGGTTGCAGGTCAAAGTCATAACTGGCCTTGCCAATCTCGGCATAGGCCTTCTTTATCACGTCGCGTTTTGTCCAAGCCATGCCACACCGCCCTGAAAGGTAGTAGGGGCGACCGAAGCCGCCCCATCTTTTCCGCCAGACTTAGGTCTGGTTGGCGATGATGACGCCGGTCATCTCCGGGTCGAGCACTGTGGTGGCGTAGCGCGTCACACAGCGGATCGAAACGGTGCCCTTCATCATGTTCTGCTCGTAACCCATGGCAATCGGAACACCCTGCTTGGTACGGGCCTTCATCCAGGTCACGCCGCCCTTGTCGTTGAACACCGAGATGTCACCGAAATCGAGCGTCACAGCGCCATCTGCAAAGAAGGCGTTCACGGGCTTCGTCACCGTGTTCAGGAACGTCAGCGCGGCGGTGTTTGCCGCTTGTGCCGAGCAGTTCTTGTAAGGACCGGTGATGATGATCGCCGGGGTGATGACGAGGTTTGCCGTGCCGCCACCAGAGACGATGCGGAAGGTCATCAACTGACCGGTGTCGGTCTTGTCGATGTTATGGACCGCGTTCACGTTGGCGATGGTGAAGCTGTCACCGTTCTTGGTGTTGGCGATGTTGGCACCCGAAACCGTCAACGTCATGCGGCGGTTGTCGGTCGGCAGGTCGCCGGTCATCGCGGTGGGTATGAACGACTGGTTGCCCGAAACGACGGTCGAGGTCACGGTGCCGATGGCAGCGAGGTTGTAGAGTGAATCCGTGCGGAACGTCTCAAACGTCGCGATGTTCGGAACCTGCGAGCGAATGTAGGCATCCTTCGCCAAGTCACCGATGTAGGCCCGGTTGCCAAGATCCTTTGCCACGTCCTTGAAGTCGAACGGGTTAAGGAACATCTTGCGCGCACGACCAGCCGGAACACCGCGCGAGAGCATCAGGGCTTCGGCGGTAGCGCCGTCATCCCACGTCAGAGCGCCGACCTTCTTGACGACGATAGCGCCTTGCAACGCGACTGTCGAAAGCAGGTTGGCCTCGATGTTGGCTGCGAGGTCGATGGCGGCCGACTTGCCC